TGATTACGGAGAAAACGAACTCAAAGAGTTGGAAGAAAAAAGGCAAGAGGCCTTTAACAAAATAAAGGATAAAAATTATGAGCATTATATTTAATTTACTATCAAAAAGATGGAAAGAATTATTAATCCTACTATTGGTAGGTATTATCTTCTTAATGAGAGGATGTGGAACAGATTATGGTGATAAAGAGATTGTTAACATCGATGGAGAAGATTTTGAATTAATAGAACAAAAAACAGATACAGTATTTGTAGAAAAAGAAGTTAAAGTAACTAAGTATGTACCGAAATACATAACAAAAGAAGTAATTAAGGAAGTAGAGATACCAGTAGATGTAGATTCGCTTGCAATTATAAAAGATTATTTTTCAAAAGTTACTGTAAAGGATACATTACAACTTTCATACGATTTTCCAGAGGTAGTTACCGATTCATTGGGTAACAAACCAAGTGGAGATTTAGGATTTGGTATTCTTACTGATGTTATTTCACAAAATAGAATCGAATCAAGAGAAATTGATTGGTTCTTCAAGATTCCAACTGTTTACAATACTACAATTGTAAAAGAGTTACCTAAAAACGAATTTTATTATGGTTTAGGAGTAGGAGTTGACCAGACAAATGGATTTGGTAACTTAAGTTTGAATGGATTGTTAAAAACTAAGAAGATGAACATCTATGGATTGAACATAGGGCTATCAAATCAGGCAGGTGAATACAAACCATTCGTTGGTACATCACTATATTGGAAAATAGGTAAAAAATAAATGGCTAAAGCTAGTTTAAAGGATATAATCAAACTTGAGTATCAAAAATGTGCTCAAGACCCAATATACTTCATGAAGAAGTATTGTATGATACAACATCCAGTAAGGGGTAAGATTCCTTTTCACTTATATCAGTTTCAAGAAAGAACTTTAGACCAGTTTGCACAACATAGATACAATATTATTCTAAAATCAAGACAGACAGGTATCTCAACATTAACTGCAGGATTTGCACTATGGAAAATGTTGTTTAATCAAGATTTTAATGTACTTGTAATCGCAACTAAACAAGAAGTTGCAAAAAACTTGGTAACAAAGGTTCGAGTAATGAATCAATATCTTCCAAGTTGGTTAAAACAAACAACAGTAGAAGATAACAAACTATCTCTACGATATTCTAATGGTTCACAAATCAAAGCAACTTCAGCAGCAGGTGATGCTGGTCGTTCTGAAGCACTATCCCTTTTAGTATTTGATGAGGCGGCGTTCATTGATAAGATTGAAGATATTTGGATATCGGCACAATCTACCTTATCTACTGGTGGTAATGCAATTATCCTTTCAACACCAAATGGTGTCGGAAATTTCTTCCACAAAACTTGGGTAGGTGCCGAAGAAGAAGAAAATGGATTTAATACAATTAGATTACATTGGAGTGTTCATCCTGAACGAAATCAAGCTTGGAGAGATGAACAAGAAATACTTTTAGGACCAAAAGGAGCAGCACAAGAATGTGATTGTGATTTCGTTTCTTCTGGTGATACTGTAATTGAACCTCAACTCCTCATGTTCTACAAAGAATCATTTTGTCAAGAACCAATGGAAAAGACAGGTTTTGATGGAAACCTTTGGAAGTGGGAATATCCAAACTACAATAAATCTTACATGGTAGTTGCGGATGTTGCTAGAGGTGATTCAACTGATTATTCAGCTTGTCATGTAATAGATGTTGAAGAAGCAACTCAAGTTGCAGAATATAGAGGTAAATTAGATACAAAAGATTTTGGAAACTTTCTTGTATCACTCGCAACCGATTACAATCAAGCATTACTTGTAATTGAAAACGCAAATATTGGATGGGCTGTAATACAACAAGTAATTGATAGAGGATATGGAAATTTATTCTATATGAGTAAAGATTTAAAGTATGTAGATGTTGAACATCAAATGTCAAACAAATATAGAGCACAAGAAAGAAACATGGTTGCAGGATTTTCAACAACTTCTAAAACACGACCTTTGATTATATCAAAGTTAGATGATTATTTTAGAGATAAATCAGTAACAGTTCGTTCAACAAGATTAATCGATGAATTATTCACTTTCATATGGAAAGGAAATCGTGCTGAGGCAATGCAAGGATACAACGATGATTTAACAATGTCATTCGCAATAGGATTATGGGTTAGAGATACGGCTCTTAGATTAAGACAAGAAGGAATTGATTTAACTAAACAGGCATTAGGTGGTATTGGAGCACACTCTTTAGATGTAGCAGGTATGGGATTTGGTGGTAATCAACAATTAGAAGAAAACCCATGGAAACAACGAGTTGGTGATAGAGATGAGGATTTAACTTGGTTAATTAAATAATCTTATATTTATATATTAAGGAGAAAATATTATGATTTCAATGAAAAATTTACTTAATGAAAACGAAAGTTATTGTAGTGAATACTATGTAGAAAACTATCACGATATAAAAGAATTCGTAGAATTCATGAAATCGTATAAAGAAGATATCAACGAAGCAGAATACCAAGGAAGAAAAGTAAAACTTGGTAAACCAATGCAAGGTGATGTTAAAAAGTTCAAAGTATATGTTAAAAATCCCCAAGGTAATGTAGTAAAAGTAAACTTTGGTCATAAAGGAAAAGGTGGAGAGAAAACAATGTCAATCAAAAAGAATAATCCTGAAAGGAGAAAATCTTTTAGAGCAAGACACAACTGTGATAATCCTGGCCCAAGACACAAAGCAAGATACTGGTCATGTAGAGCATGGTAAAAAACAAATAAAGGTTATAATTTAAATTAGGAATAAAATGGCAGATACTTCATTTTTTGGTAGATTAACAAAACTATTCAGAGCTCAAGCGGTAGTTACCATCGATAAGGATGGTAAAAGAAGAGTAGTTGATACCGATGAAAGACAACAAACGAATTTATCATCTCTAAGAGATAGATATACTAAGATTCAGAAATCTTTCTTCGAACAAGCAGGTGGTGCTCAATCAATGGCATACCAACAAGTTCGTAGAGAAGTTTTTAGAGATTATGATGCGATGGATAACGACCCAATATTAGCATCAGCACTTGATATTTATGCAGATGAATCAACACTAAAGAACGAATTTGGTGATACACTTTTAGTTTCATCTGAAAATCAAAAAGTACAAGATTTATTAGTAAATTTATTTTACGATATCCTTAATGTTGAATTCAACTTATGGCCATGGGTAAGAAATATGTGTAAGTATGGAGATTTCTTCTTAGGTTTAGAAATCTCTGAAGGTAAAGGTATCGTAAATGTTACTCCTCACTCTGTTTACAATACAGAAAGATTAGAAAGAACAGACCCATCAAATCCAAATTCAGTAAAGTTCAAAATTACTGAGGACCCAAATGGTAAAGAAGAATATGAAAACTTTGAAATCGCTCACTTTAGATTATTAGCGGATACAAACTGGTTGCCTTATGGTAAATCCATGATTGAGAATGGTAGAAGATTGTGGAAACAGTTATCTCTAATGGAAGATGCTATGTTAATTCATAGAATCATGAGAGCACCAGAAAAGAGAGTATTCAAAGTGGACATAGGAAATATCCCTCCAACAGAGGTTGATAACTATATGCAGAGAATCATCAATAAAATGAAGAAAGTTCCTTTCGTTGATAGAAATACTGGTGATTACAACTTAAAGTACAATATGCAAAACCTAACTGAAGATTTCTACTTACCAGTTAGAGGTGGTGATAGTGGTACAAACATTGAAAACCTTGCTGGTTTAGAATATGCAACTATCGAAGATATTGATTACTTAAAAAATAAATTATTTGCAGCTCTTAAAATTCCAAAAGCATATTTGGGATATGAAGAAAATATAAATGGTAAAGCAACTTTAGCAGCAGAAGATGTTAGATTTGCAAGAACCATTGAGAGAATTCAGAGAACTGTAATTTCAGAATTAACTAAAATTGCAATCGTTCATTTATATTCACAAGGTGTTACTGGTCCTGAAATGACAGATTTTAGTTTATCACTTGTAAACCCATCTACAATTTACGAACAAGAAAAAGTAAATCTTTGGAGTGAAAAAATTAGATTAGCTCAAGATATTCAAGGTTTGAATATGTTATCTAAAGAGTGGGTTTATGAAAACATCTTTAAATTATCAGAAGGTGAACAAGATGAACAAAAAGTTAAAATGATTGAAGATTTAAAAGATAGATTTAGATATCGTTCAATTGAAGATGAAGGTAATGACCCTGCGATGGAAGATGAGGAGCCAGATGATATTGAAGAATCATTAGAAGCTTTGAAACAAGAAATCAAAGATAAGGGTGGTAGACCAAGAGAAGGTGGTACTTATGGAAAAGATAAACATCCATTGGGTAGAGACCCACTTGGTGATAAAGAAAGAACAAAAGAAAGAAGTAGAACTTCTGAAGAAAAGGCAATAAAAATGATTTCAGGTATAGCATCAAAACGAAAGTATTTACATGAAATTAAAGGTATGTTAGATGAAGATAACATACTTGATGAATAAAAATTTCCTTTAACTTAATAAATTTATATTTATATTAGGGAAATTTTACTATATCATAATAGGAAAAAATTTAAGATGAGAAAAATAAAACATTCAAAATTTAAGAATACTGGTTTTCTTTTTGAGCTTTTAACTCGACAAGTTACCCTTGAAATCATCAATGGTAGTGAGGAAAAGGCTAAAGGAATCATCAGAGAATTCTATAAAAAAGGTACTGAGTTATCTAAAGAACTTAGATTATTCAACCTACTTATAAACGAAAAATATAATACAGAATCAAAGGCTGAAAAGTTTATTGATGTTGTATTAGAAGCACATACAAAAATAGATTATAAATCGCTTCAACGAGAAAAATATAATCTTGTAAAATCTATCAAGGAAAACTTCGAAATTAATAATTTCTTATCTTCCCCGGTAACAAACTATAAAATTTTAGCTTCAATCCATAAGTTGTTTGAAGGTAAAAAAAATGATATCCTTGATGTAAAAGATGTATTCGATTCAAAACTTACTCTTGTAGAACATATCTCATCCAATTCCCCATCTACATTAAAAGAAAAAGAAGATAAGTTAGTAGAAGAATACAGAAAGCAAGAGAAAGACCTCAGATTATTGACATATAAAATTCTTGTTGAAACTTTTAACAAAAAATATACAAACTTAAATGATGAACAAAAATCACTTTTAAGAGAATATATTAATAATGTTAACAACACTTCAAAGTTCAACGAGTATTTTGAATCAGAATTAATCAAAACGATTACTGAATTACATTCATTGTATAAAAGTATGAAAGATAAGATTACAAAAATCAAGTTGAGAGAAACTATAAATGTTTTAAAGAAGCAAAAAATTGGTAAAAAGATTACCGATGAGCAAGTTTCAGCTTTGATGATGTCTTATGAATTGATTAAGGAGATAAATAGTGTCAATGGAAAAAACTCTTAAAGAAATCTTAGATGAAATTCTTGATGAAATAGAACAAGAATTAGATGAAGCTACTACCACTGCAGGGGTTGATGGATATCAAACCCCTTTTGCATTTGGTGCAGGTAGAAAGAAAGATAAGAAAAAAGAAAAAGATGTTGCCACTCAGGCAGGATACACTATCGCCGAATCAGTAAATGAAAAAGCAGACCCTAAAAAATTCAGAAAAGGATTTGTAAGAGGTGATGTTATTGTAAATGATGATAACTCAAGATATGTAATCGTTGCTCAAAGAGGGAAACAATTTATTGTTGGTGATAATGGAGAGCGAAGAGAATCATTACCAGGTGGTAAAGTTGGTAAGAAAAAACTTAAAGGTAATTTATCACTAAAGGATGTTCTTGGTGAATCAATTAACGAAGCAAAAGCAAAAAGACCAGTAAATCGTTGGTTAGAATTAAAAAACGATGAATCAATGCATCCTCACAAGAAGATGGCAATGGGTCTAAAAGAATTAAAGTATCAATTAAGAGAAGTTGAAAAGTTTTTCAATTGGTATAATAAGATAAAAACAATGAATGAGTTAGATTCTCAGAACTATTGGAAAAGAACAAATAAACATATTTATACTATAAAGGAAAAACTAATCAAAATCGCTAAAACGATACAGGAGATTGAGAAATGAAAATAACAAGAGAACAACTTAAAAATATAGTCAGAAAAACTTTGATAGAAGAATCTGAATACCAAAAATTCTTTAAAAAGGCATTAGAAAAGGCTGGTAAATCATTACCTTCAATGTCCGATGAAGAAAAGAAAGCATTCTTTAACAAAATCCAAAAAACTTGGAAAGGTAGAGGAAGTAAGAATGAAAGATTTGGTAGAGGTGCAGTAGGACCTACATTTGGTTCACAAGAACTTGATGAAGTAAATCCTAAATCATCTGAAATTGGTAAAGGTGATAACAAGAAACCATCTAAAGATGCTTCTGATTCATCTAATATCAATGAAGGTAAATTTAAAAATCTTGAAAGAGAAGTAAAAAACCTTGCAGGTGTAGTAAAGATTGATTTCTCTGAAGCACTTGATGTATTAAAAGAAGATGGTGTACTTGAAGCTATGGACCATTTAGAACATGCTATTGAGAGAATCAAAGAAGTACACAAGATATTAAAAAGAAAGTCGTAACAATGACTAAGAGAGAGTTGTATGATATTATCAATGAGGAAATCGTTAATGTTAAAAAAGGAACAATCAACGAAGAACTCACCGAATCTGATAAGGATTTAATCCGCAAAATTATCAGACAAGAAGTATCATCAATCTTTTTTGATTTGTTTAAGAAAAGAAAAACTTGGGGAGCATAATGAACAATTTACTAATAGAAACAAGATTATTCGAAGGTAAGGTAAACGAAGATGATAGTGGAAGAACTATCGTTAAGGGTATTCTACAAAGAGCTGGTGCAGAAAATCAGAATGGTAGAATATATCCAAAACCTATCCTTATGAGAGAAGCGAAGAAATACGAACAACTGATTAAAGAAAGAAGAGCATTGGGTGAATTAGACCATCCTGATTCTTCTGTAATCAACCTAAAGAATGTATCTCACAATGTAAGAGAAATTCATTGGGATGGTGATGATTTAGTAGGAACAGTTGAGATTTTACCAACTCCAAGTGGTAACATCTTAAAAGAACTTCTACAAGCAGGTATTCTATTAGGTATATCATCAAGAGGTATGGGTTCAGTAGAACCTTTATCAGGTGGTAAGGTTCAAGTAGGTGAAGATTTTGAATTAATCGGTTGGGATTTTGTTTCTAACCCATCTACTCATGGAGCATTTATGGTTCCTATGAACGAATCTGTGAACAAACAACTTCAAAAACAAACAGTAGTTTGTAATGAATGGTGTAAGGCACAAGATATGATGAGAGAAATTATAACAGAATTAAATTAAGGTTATGGCATTTAATGTACAGGACTTTATGTCCAAAAATAAGTTTAAACTTGGAACAGTTGAAAGAGAAGTTGGTTCAAAAACTGCAAAGAGTTATAACGATATAAGAAAAACTAATTATGAAGTTAAGTTA